TCACGCCTCGCATTGGGCCGCGTAGGCCCGGCAGTCGTTGCACAGCCGTACCCCGGCGTGCGGCGACTCAAACGCGCGGCGGCAGCGCAGGCAGGCGCGTTGCGTGGTCGCGGTCATCCGTGCCTGGACCTCCGCGTCCAGCGCCGCGCGGAGGACGGCGGGGACCGGCCGGCGCCGCGCCTCGTCCAGCCCCCGGGCCGTGGGGCGCAGACCGGCCCGCGGTGACGGCCGGACCAGATAGCCGGCGTGGATCGCCTGTCGGAATAGGCACCGCGCCCGGTTGGTGGACACCCCCAGCAGCCGGGCGAGGTCGTCGTTGCCGCATCCCTCGCCGACGGTCTGGACCCATCCGGCCACCGCCAAGACCGCGTCATACGCCCGGGGGGTCATCACGCCGCCCCCTGCGCCTGCCGGGTGTCGCCGCCGTCCTGCGCGGCCGCGCTCTCGGCGGCTTGCAGGAGCTGGTCGGCCAGCTTCAGCCCGTCGCGCTCGACCGGCTGGACCACAGTTTCGTCCGTCGCCTCGACCACCGAGACACCGAGCTGCGCGAGCATCGAGCGGCCCAGATCCCAGAGCTTTTTCTTGACCACCGATCGTTTGGTCTGGATCAGGCGATCCTGATAGCCGGGCAAGACGTCCTCGATCCGGGCGATGGTCGCGGCCTCGTCCGGCACCGACAGCGCCGCCGGCGTGGTCCGCACCCCGACCTTGATGCCGTGGAGCGTCCGGGTCCGGGGCCTGGTAAAGAGGTCCGGGGCGTCGTCCACCAGACGTTCCAGCGCGGCCTGGGCATGGGCGGCGTCGTTGGCCGCGCGGCGCAGGACCGGGGCGTGCTGGCCCTTGATCCGGCGCAGTTTGGCGTCGAGCTTTTCGGCCTCGGTCAGCAGGTGATCCAGGCGCGCGCGGTAGGTCTCCGCCGCCTGATCAATATCGGCCAGAGTCGTCATAGGGGCCTCCTTTGAAGGGTCTTTGAACGGGGGTTGATCAGCGCGCCCGACAGGGCCAGGCGCTCGGCATTGGGGATCGGCGCGGGGCGGCCCCGCCTGGCTGCGACCTCCGACAGCGCGGTGGCCAGGACCTCGACCAGCACCGCCACCAGCGCGCTGGCATCAGGCGGGGGCGGGGGCGCGCCCGCGTCCGCCGCGCAGGCCGCCTCGTCGCGCCTGGCCGCCTCGTCGCGCCTGGCTGCATCCCGGCACCGCAGCACCATCACGCGCCCCCTTGGCGCAGGACGGCGTGGGCCAGGGCGCGGACGGCCTCGGGCCGCACACGCGCGCCGCGCTCCAGCGCCACCAGGGTCGCCCGCGCCAGATCGGGCGCCGTGAGATCGGCCAGATCGCCGCCAGCGAACAGGCCGGGCACGCGCGGGCCGGGCGCGGGCGCGGCGGGCGGCGCGTCGGCGTCCACCAGCACCACCTCGGCCTCCGGCTCGCCGGTGATCGGCACGTTGGTCCAGCGCTCGCCATCCTCGGTCTCGACCGTGGCCCAGACGTACCCGCCCCATTCGCGCCAGGCCGTGATCCACCCGCGCAGGCCCAGGGACCGGATCATCACGATCCGCCCGGTGTAGCTGTAGGTGCTTAAATCCGCGCTCATGCTGCATGACCTCCGCCGCTGTGGCCGGCCTGGCGGCGATCGCGCGCCGCCCGATGACCCTGGAAATCGATCACGTTGTTGCCATCCGCCTGGCTCGCCCGCGCCGTGACCGGCACGGCCTGGGCTTCCAGTTCGCGGACCCGCTCGGTAATTGCATCGAGCGTGCCCAGGGCCTCCACGAAGTCGCCGTATGTGAGGCTGCCGTCCGCCGCGGCCTTGGACAGCCCCCGGCGGAGGCTCTTGAGGTCGTCGCTGATCATGAGCGGCCTCCCGAGCGTCGGTTGGGACAGGTCTTGCAGGCGCGGTAAAGCTGCACCCGCATCTGGCTGGTGGGGCTGAAGGGCTTGGCCTGCTCCTCCAGGCAGCGGTCCTTGGCGAGTGGGCCAAGCACCGGGCAGTCCACCGTCTCGGCCAGCAGCGCGCCGCGCACCGCTGTTTCGACGCGGCCCAGGTCGCCGCCGTAGGTGCGGCCGAGAACCTGGTTCACCACGGCGGGGCTGTAGTCGATGCGCCGGCCCACCTCGCGCTGGCTGCTGGCGTCGGCGGCCTCGGCCAGGGCGCGCACCCAGTCGGGCAGCGGGGTTTCCCAGGCCGCCATGGCCCGGTCGATCGCGCGGGTCCGGGTCATGCCTCGCCTCCCTCGTCCAGCCCCACGACCTCTTGGGTGTTGGGGTCGAAAACGTACTTCGTGCGCTGGATTTGCGGCGCGAGCGGCCCGGTGTTCCGGCCCGGACGCAGGCGATAGACGGCCTTCTGCCCCGTGCCGCGCTTGTGGCCGTTCTTGGCGGGCCGGACGATGACCAGGTATCCGGCGCGGCGCAGCTTTTCACAGTAGGCCCGGGCCGTGGCGGGCGTGACCTTGACCTCCTCGGTGGAGGCGTGGACGGCCAACTCGGCATGAGTGAACGAGCCCAGCATCTTCATGGCGCGCCACATCTGGTCGTTGCCCCGGCCGGTCTCCTTGGCCGGCGATCCGTCGCGCTTCAGGCGCGGCGCCTCCGGCTGGTCGCGGCGCAGTTCATAGACCTTGGCGTTGCCCGCCGTGGCCACCGCCGCGATATAGCCGGCGCGCTCCAGGCGCTTCACGTAGTCCCGGATCGACGCGCGGTCGGACGACACCTCGCCGTGGATGTCGGCGATGGTGCAGCGTTTACGCGCCCGGAGGCTCTCCCAAATGCCCTGTTGGCCGCGGGGAACGTGGACGGTGATCCGGGCCCAGACGTCGGCGGGATAGCGCGCCATCAGACCCTCCCCGCCGGCGGCTTGCCGGAGAACAGCTCGCGCTCGCCCCAGGTGGCCGCGTCCACGCTCTCCCAGCCGTTCACCAGTGCTTCCTGGCGGATCTTCTCAATGTTGACGGCGATCCGGCGAATGCGCCCGTCGGCGCGCTTGGCGATCAATTCCGCCAGGTCGGGGGCCAGGTCGATCTCCGGCGCGAAGAGCCGGGCCAGTTGCCCGGTATCGGCGGCGTCGGCCGGCTGGGCCGGCGCCCAGTCGAGCATGCGGTTGTGGAGCCGCTCGCTGTGCAGGATCATCTGCGGCAGCAGCTCCTCGCCGATCAGCAGGATCGCCGCTTCCGACTTGTCGTGGATCTCGCGGATCAGCTCGTGGTACTTCCGCCGCACCACATGGTCGAACTCGTCGATGATCAGCGGCCGATCGGTGACCACCAGTTGCCCGATGATCTGGTCGATCATGTCGGCCACGGTACCGCGCGGTTGCAGGCCAAGCTCCACCAGCAGCGCCTTGCAGAACTTGGCCTTGGTCCAGCTCTCGCCGACCTCGACGTAGTAGGCGCGGTGACGTTGCGCGGCGTAGACGGCGGCCTTGGTCTTGCCGTAGCCGGACGGACCGTGGAACGTGGCCATCCCGGGCAGATGGCGGGGCCGGGTCACGACCCGCTCCACAAGTCCGGAGAACAGGCTGACGTTCCTGAGCGGCGCGGTCGTGCCGCTGTTGACGGACGTAAGATCGTGGGGCATCTTCTCTCCCTCTCTAGCTAACTGAGTCCCGCTGGGTCGGCTTTGGCGCGTGCACGGCCCGGCGGGCCTCGGCGAATTCCCTGTGAAGGCGCATCTCCTGTTGGCCCCGTGGCGTGGCGGCGTACCAGCGCGCCCATTTTTCGGCCTCGGGATCGACCGGCTCGCCGTTCGCCAAAGCTTCTTCCAGCTCCAGGCGCAGGACGGTGCGGTCCAGTTCGTCGCGCGGCGGCTCGAAGGCGCGCTTCTGCGCGCCGCCGAGATCCGCCAGCACCTTCTGGTGCGCCGCGTCCTCTTCGGCTGTCCGGGGCGCGGGCTCGATGCGCGGCGCATCTGGCCGCAGCACATCGCGCACGTTGTCCAGCTTGGCCCGCAGCCGGCGTTCCTGGCCGCGTGCGCGGCGCTCACGGCTTTCTTCCAACTCGGATTTCGGGAACATCCCCCGCCGGTTGGCATCGAGCGCGGCGGTGCACACCGGCCGGTCCTCCAGGTCGCGGATGTAGACGACGGAGGGGTCGTGGATGTCGTAGCCGACCCTGACCTCCTCGCCGTGCAGGTCGAGGGTGTCGAGGGCCTGGCTGAAGTAGACCTTCTTGCCGACGGTGACCTGGCCGCGGTTAACCTTGCGGATGACGTAGGGGCGGAACAGATCGGCGAGTTCCTCGGCGTCCATCGCCGCCGGCTGCCAGCCGTTGTCGAGCCACGCATCCCAGGCTTCGTCCGGGCTCTGGTGGCGCACCTTGCCGGTCTCGGGGTCACGGATCTTGGGCAGGGCGCTGTGCGGGCGCGCGTTGTAGTCGGCGATGGCCTCCTGCGCCCACGCCAGATGACGGTCCCAGTCCATCACCCATTTGGTTTCGCCGGTTTCGCGCAGCTCGCGCCGCCCGGCCTTGAACACGGCCTGGCGCGCTTCCTTGTCCATGTCCCGGCCGACGTAGGCGGGCAGCCGCTTGGCCGCGCGAATCCAGCAGGTCGCCTGAAAGCGCTCGATCAGGCCGCGCGCCTGGGAGTTGTAGGGCAGCGAGTGCTTCTTGGTGATGCCGGCCCGCGCCATCACGCCCAGCGCCGCCTCGTCCAGCAGCTTGTTTTTGAAGCCGGGGCCGTTATCGACGTAGAAGATCGCCGGCACGCCGGCCGTCTCGATGCTCTTGCGCAGGGCGTCAGCCACCACGAAGGCGCTCTCGGCGAGGCCGGCCGACCAGCCGACGCAGCGTCGTGTCGCCACGTCCAGGATCGCCACGAGTTCCGGCCGGAACGGCTTGCCGCTGTGCGGGTGATAGACCTCCCAATCCGCCGTATGGCCGTCGGCCGTGGTGACGTCCATCGGCTCCAGGTCGGAGGTGTCGCGAATGACGTAGGGACGAAGCTTCTTGAGTTCGCGCGGGCCCATGCGGCCCCGGTTGCGGGCGATCGGGCCCAGCTTGGCGACCTCGCGCTGCACCGTGCGCAGGGTCGGCGCCTTCGCCCCGAAGGCGCCCTGGCGCTCCAGGATCTCATAGACCTGGGCCAGCGACGGCTCGGTCGGCGTCAGGTACAGCTTGAGCACCGCGCGCAGCCACGGCGGCGGGCCGCCGGCGGCCTCGCGCGGTGATTTCGGCAGCAGCGTGTCGGCGCCGCCCTTGTCGTAATCGTTCCGCCACTTGCGCAAGCTGCGCGCGGTGATGCCCTGGCGCCGGCCCTTGCGGTTGTTGGCCGTCTCGGCGGTGCGGTTCATCTCGTCCGGCAGCTCGCCCGCCTGGGACAGCCGGGCCAACTCCGCCTCGGCCGCGAGGATGCCCAGCCCGCAATCCGCCGCCAGCGACCGCACTTCGGCCAGTAGCCGCAGGCGTGCGTCACGCACCTGGCGCTGCCAGCCCTTGGCCTCGGCCGGGTGGACTGGGGCCGGGTTGACTGGGGCCGGGTTGACTGGGGCCGGGTTGATTGGGGCCGGGGCGGCCGGGGGCGCTGAAGTCTCGGCCGGCACCGCCGGGACCTCGGCGGGCGCCGTTTCCGTGAGGCGCCGCTGGGCGAGCGCCGTGCGGACCTCCAGGGGCAGATCCGCCACCTTGTATCCCCACGCGCCGGCACTCCCGGGCAGGCGTTCGCGCGGCCAGCCTTCGCGATCGGCCCGCTTTTGGACGGCCCGCCTGGAAATCTGGAGCGCGGACGCAATCTCGGATGCCTTCAGGACCCCGTTCATGTCTTGACCCCCGCTTTCCGCTTCGCCTCGTGCAAAGCGGCGTTGAACTCCTTGTTGAAGCTCTCGCGGGCGACCGACATCTGGCCGACGCGCACCCAGTCCAGCCAGCGCTCCTCGATGACCGCACGGCCGAACAGTTCCGCGCCGAGCTGCAGAAGCCGCGTATCGCCGGTGACATGGGTAAGCGCCAGCAGGCGCAGGTAGGGGATGGTGTGATCCTCGCGGGACTGCGAGGCGTAGGCGTCGAGCATGTTCTTGGTGACGTCTTCGCCCAGCCAGTCGCTCATCGCCGCGGCGATATCCTCGCGGCTCTGCTCCGCGTGGCGCAGTGTCTCCGACACGGCCTTGGCGATCCGGCCGCGCAGCGTGCCGGCGCGCACCTGCGGCTCCGGGTAGCGCTCGACCAGCCGCTCCGGTTCCGGTGGCTGCCAGTCCAGGAGGCTTAGCGTATCCGTGTCGCCGCGCTGCTTGGCCATCGCTCAGGCGCCCCCCACGGCCAGGCCGGAGACCGGGCCATCCGGGAACCGCGAGACGATTTGATCCGGATGCTCCACGGCGGTGTTCATGCCGCCCTCCGGTTTTGACGATGACCGGCCGACGGCTGACCGTTATATTTGCGGCGAGAGCGAGGGTGCTTGGGCGTACCGTCGGCTTCGTAGCGGTCCGGCCACAGGTCCTGGGGCTTGCGGCCCAGGTGCTTGGCGATGAGCTGCTCTGCCGCGAAATGCGGCCGGCATAAAGCGACCCGGACGGCCGATTGTTCCATGCCGTTGTTCAAGGCCAGTTCGGTAAGGGTGACCCCGGTTTTCCGGATCTCCGCCCGGATGTCCTCTTTGTGCCAGCCGCGCTGACGCTTGCGTCTCATGTCCCGCCTCGCTTTCGACCGGCCCCGCCAGGCCGGTTTTTGTCGGATGTCAGTGGTCGCGTATGAGATGAACAATAAACTAGCTTATTAGCCGTTTGCAACCTGGAAAATTGGTTGCGCTGGTGGCGATACGCTAGCCGAGGGATGGTCTAAAAATATGACGGAAAAACAACACCTTGCGCAGTTTGCGTGGGTTGCAGCCAGATTGCAGCGGCGGTTGCACCGGCTAGTTTAATGGGTGCAACGGTGGGAACTAAGGAACTAGGTAAAGAGCTTCGCCAAGCACGACGCGATCTCCACGAGTCGATGGAGACGCTCGCGCCCAAGCTGGGGGTCAACAAAAACACGCTAGCGGCGTACGAACGCGGAGAGCGGTTGCCAGACGTGGACTTTTTGGCGCTGTTTGCCGCGCGCACCGGTGTGGAGTTCGGGGAACTCCTGACCCTGCGGATGCGCGAGAGTGAGATTGCCGAGGCGCGCGTGGCCGTGGAGGCCATGCGGAACCGGATGATCGGGGCGCCGTTCCGCGAGATGGAATCTGGCACGGTAAGTGCGGACGATCAGCCGCCGCCGATCACCGGCCTGACCGTGCATACCGAGAATTTGGCGGATGATTTCGTCCTGATACCACAATATGATGTGGAGGCCGCGGCCGGCGCCGGGCGTTGGCCGGATCGGGAACAGGTGGTCAACCAGCTCGCGTTCAAGGCCCAGTGGGTGCGCAACGTCCTGGGGGTCGCGCCGGACCGCCTGGCGCTGATTACCGCGGCGGGCGACAGCATGGAGCCCACAATTCGCCACGGCGACATGCTGCTCATCGACCTCTCGGTGGATCGCGTGAAGGATGACGCCATCTATCTGGTCGAGAAGTGGGGCCAGCTAATTGTAAAGCGTGTTCAACGCTTTATCTCAGGAAAGGTTGTGATCCGAAGCGACAATCCGGCCTATGAGGAAGAGACGGTCGAGGCGAACGAAACGCACCTCCTGCGCATTGCCGGCCGTGTCCGCTGGATTGCCAGGATGATCTAA